TAGTAACATTTCCTACAGTCTTGATAATCATATTACCAGCACTATCTATTTCTATGAACGTACCCTTCTTATGAAATAGGTGTATTCTTTCATTTCCTTCTGTATCATCGAATTCAACGTAGTGTCCTGTCTCTGTTTCAAAGACATGATTGGTAGGATATTTTGCGTTTGTCTGAGTAGTGGCTGGTTGTTCTGCACTTCCAGATGCAGTAGACCAAGAATCTTTAGCGTCCTTAATAGACCTTGAAGGATGTGTATCGGTAGATTCCTGTGCAAGTAAGTTAGTATCTGGTTTGGTAAGATAAAGGTCTGTAGGATATTTACCATTAGGATCTACAAATCCACCAGGCTTAGAAGTTGCAGCTGGTGGTGGACTTGAGGATGATGATTGTGAATAACCACCAACTGCACTAGACGCTGCAAGAGTAAAGTTAGAAGTGTCTGTAGTATTCACACCAGGCAATGCACCCATGATAACTGGCTCTTGTTTCGCTGGATCACGAAAGAAACCAACTACCCATGTTCCTTCAATCAGGAAATGCGGAGAAAAACCAATACCAGAGTTTCCACCCGCAGTAACGGGCATCATAACACTAGCCCATGGAAGGTCATCTTTAGGAATCTCCTGAGTATCTGCTGTATGATAACCCATACAACGTACTCTGACTCTCCCTGCCTTCTCTGGATCTTCTCTATCTTCTATTACACCAATGAACCAAGAAAACCCATCTTGACCCATAAAATAATTATTCATTTCTTTAACTTAATATCTTTGTTTCTATCTATTATAAGAGTACCCTTTCCATCATTGGAAAAGATTTTAGCAAATTCATCTACTACTTCTTTGCCAATTTCTATATCTTTAAGATTAGTCTCTCGATAACCTTTTCTTTGTTCCCTTTGTTTTAGGGATAGTTCTTTATAAGTTTTTTCTTTCATATTCTCCTAGATATTTATATGTTTAATTAGAGATTTTTTTAGGGGAAGTATATTAGAATTTTTTCTGGTTTCTGCGTCTCTGAGATATACTCAAAGGTTTCTCTGAGGATTCCCATTTATTCTCAGGGGGCTTTGGGCCCGAAACTATCCTACTAGTATATACAGTATACCCATCCTTTGTCTTGAAGGGTTTATGAACTTGTACTATATGAAATTCCTTTGTCATGGTTTCGCTTCTGGGCCAAAAAAAGGGGTTGCTTCTGTTTCCAAGTGCAACCCCTTTACAAAACTCATCTATGAACTACGCTGCAAGTGCAACTGCGTCCATAGGAATATAATCGTTATTATCGGCGATTATGGTTTATGAACCTAAGTAGAACCCTATTCTTCCAATCGAACTCTATGCAGCCCCATCAACAAACTATGCTTCTTCTTCTTTACAGAGGTATTGTGAGGTTTTATTCTGCCTCCGGCAGTATCTCTATCACGCATTCTCTGAGAACTTGACTTACGTTCTAGGAAAGTGTATCTACGTTTCTCTAAAAAACTCATAGTCTCTTGGTGGAGCTGATGGGAATCGCACCCATGTCTTAAAAGTTACTGAACTACCTTCTCCCTCTCTTTACTGAGGGAATCGATTCGG